GCGAGCTGCGCGCCCCAGCCGGCGCCCCAGCCGTAGTCCCAGGTCTGCCAGCGGCGGTCGGGCCAGACGACGAGCATGCAGGCCGGGCCGCCGATGCCGCCGGTGAGCGTGATCGGCAGCGCCGCCGGGTCGTCGTTCTCCAGCACCGTCACCGAGAGGCGGATGCTGTCGGCGGAGGAGACGACGAGGTCGCGGCGCGGAATGTAGAGCGGCGAGACGCGGGCGTAAGGCAGCGTCAGTGCCATGTCGGTCATCGCATCCTCCGGGCTGCAATGGTGCCGCCGGCGGCGAGGGTGCTGGCGGTGATATTTGCCTGCACGACAAGGAAAACCGTGGTCGTCGCCGACAGCGAAATGCGTCCCGGCCCGCACGGTATGGCGAGGCTGCCAACCGGGGGAGCGTCGCCAGAGAAATTCATCTGCGACTGCATCCCGGTGGTGATCCCCGGCAATGTGGCGCTGGTCGTGCTGAAGCCCAGCAGCACGGTCGCAACGGTGGTCGTGGCGGCCGGGGTCAGTGCCACGGTGGCGCGCACGTCCCAATCGCCCGCCGTCAGCGAAATGGACGTGACATTCGTCGGCGTGGCGGTGGGAACGTTGACGCCGATGGCAACGGTGCTGCTGACATACTCGCCGACCTGCCCGGCGGCGGCGTTGTTGTTGGTTGCGGTGCCGGTGCGCACGAAAGCGGTCGTCGCCAGCGTGGTCGAGCTGTCGGTCTGTGCCGCCGTCGGTGCGGTTGGCGTGCCTGTCAGCGCCGGCGAGGCGAGCGGTGCCTTAAGGTCCACCATCTGCTTCGTCGCCGCGCCGAGTGCGACCGTCGGATCGGCCGCGAGCGTGAGCGGGCCGCCGAGCGCAATCGCCATCGTCGCGCGGGTGATCGAGATCGCCGCGCCGATCTGCGTGCCGGTATCGTTGTAAGTGTTCAGGAAGAAATCTGAGCCGGCGTTGCTGCCGCCCTCGGCGGTGCCGTTGATGCCCATGCGAACGCGCAACGAACTCGCGGTCAGGAACTGCACGTAGCGCATCGAGACGGAGCCGTTGACCGAAACGAAGCCGCCGGCGCCGCTCGTGTTGATGCCGGCCTGAATGCCGCCGGTCTGCGCGAGGAACGCGCCGCTGATCGTCATGGCGGTGCCGGTCAGCGCGCCCGAGAGCGTGCCGCCGGTCAGCGGCAGATAGCCCGCGAGCGTGGTGGTGACCTGGGCGGCGGTCTGGTAGCCGGCCGGATTCGTCGCGGCGTAGCGGCTGGTGTCTGTCGGGTGGACGTGATCGCCGCGGGCGTAGAGCGCGGAGGAACCGGCTGCCGCCGTGCCATCGATGATCGGCAGCGCGTTGGAGGGATTGACGCTGCCCGCCGCCGTCATCGCCGCCGTGACGAACGCGGTTGTCGCGATCGACGTATCGTTGTCGCCTGGCGCCGGCGTCGGTGCCTGCGGGTCGCCAGTCAGCACCGGCGAGGCGAGCGGCGCATATGGCCCAAGTGCCGCCGTCACCTGTGCGGCCGTTTGGTATCCCGACGGGTTCGTGGCCGCATAGCGGCTGGTATCGACCGGATGCACATGGTCCGCGCGAGCCCAGGTCGCGCCGGCTCCGACCGCGGCCGCGCCGTCCATCAGCGGCGTAGTGCTCGAGGCGACAGGAACCGCAGCGGCGACCTGCGCGGCGGTCTGATAGCCCGCCGGGTTGGTGGCGTTGTAGGGCGTGAACGTCAGTGCCGTGGTGACATCGGCGCTGGCCAGCACGATCGCGCCGGTGCGGCTGTTGAACGAGGTGACGCCGCTGGCCGGCACCGAGATCACGCCCGAGCCGTCGATGTGGATGGAGGCGCCGTCGATCTTGACGCCGCCGAGGATCGTCGTGGAGGCCACAGGCAGCGTGTAGCCGCCGCCGGCCGGACCGGGCGGGCCTTGCGGCCCCGGCGGTCCCTGCGGGCCGGGCGGACCGACCCACCGGCCAGGATCGGGCGGCCCGGAGGCGTTGGAGGCGTAGTCGGAATACTCGAGCCGATACCCCGGTGATTCCGGCACCGTTGGCGCGGGCGGCGATGGCGATGTCCCACTGCCCGGGTAGTCGCTGTAATTCAGGCGATACGCCACGGCTAGAAATACTCAGCCGGGGTGCGCTCGCCGGATGTCGGCAGCGCGACGATCTGCGCGATCGTCCGCATCGCCAGCGTGGCGGCGTCGGCATCGCCCTTCAGGTCGAACTTCGGCGCCATGGTATAGGCGGCCATCGCTTCATACGCCTGCGAGGCGATGTCCGGAATGTCAAAACTCGTCCACCGCACCAGGTCGCGGGCGGCGAGGTTGTTGTGCACCGCCATCACCGCTTCCTGCGCGATGTCGTGCCCCGAGATCGCCTGCGCGCCCTTGCGCACCCGCGCCTCGAGCAGCGCATGCACCTGCGGATCGGCCTGCTTGCCGAACGACGACGCCGCCTGGTTGGCGGTCAGCTTGGTGTATTCCTCGACGAAGGCGCGCGGCACGGCGGTGCCGTCCCACCATACCGTCGCCTGGGCATCGAGCGCAGCATGCACCGAGGCCACCTTGTCGAGCGCCAGCGCCTGGTCGGCGGCCGACGGGGTCTCGTCCGAGGCGATGACGCCCAACTCGGTGAGCGCCATCGTCGCGATGGTTGCAACCGGCACCATCTCCGTCAGGGTCGGCGAATCGTCGAGCGGGATCACCGTGACGCCGAGGCGCCGCAACGCCCGCTCTGCGATGGTCGAGACGGAGACGGTCATATTGCTACGCTACCGTCACGCTGGCGGACTCTGGCGCGGCGGTCGAGCCTCCGGCGTTGGTCGCCGTCACAACGCACGTTGCCGCCTTCCCGACGTCGCCGGCCTGCACATCGTAGGTTGCCGCATCGGTGCCGGCGTTCGTGCCGTCCAGCTTCCACTGATAGGCGTAGCTGGTCGGCTCGCCGGTCCATGTCCCCATCGTGCAATTGAGCGTGGTGCCCGACTGGGTCACGGCTGGCACCGCGGTGTTGACCGGCGCCGTTGCTCCGCCGCCGCCATCCGGCGGTGTGGTGCCGCCGCTGTCGACGGTGATGATGCCGGCGGCGAGGCTGGAGACCTTCGTCGCCGTGGGCGCCTGCAGCGGTGGCGTCGCCGGCTCGTTGGCTGCCGCTTCCGCCGCTGCCTTCTTGGCGGCGATCGCCTCCGGTGAAGGCGGCGGCCCGGACGGTGCGAGCGGATCGAGCCCCAGCACCTCGAGGTGCGCGTCACGCGCCGCGGTGTTCTCCTCGATCGTTGCCGCAGCCCCGCCACGCGCGCCGAGGCTGCCGTCGCCGTTGTAATCGAGGATGATCTGCGCGCCGATCGAGGCCGCCGCCTGTGCGGCCTTCTGTGCCGCCAGCACTGCTGGATCGGGCGGAGGCGGTGCGGGCGGAGGGGTGCTGCCGCCGGTTGTTGTGTCGGACATTGCTGTTCCTCCTATGCGTCGGCGACGGCGGTCGTGAAGATAGTGAATATCCCGTTGTCGACAGGCTTTGTGGTGTCCACGGACGGGTCCACGCCGAAGCGCAGCTTGCCGATGCCGCGGATCTCCTGAATGCCAACGCCGTGCATGTATCCATAGTCGCGCGTGTTGGTGGTGCTTTTCATCCGCTGCGCCCATGCACAGCCCAGCGACTGCGCACCGCACAGGAAGGACGGCGCGACATCGATGCCGCCCGCGCCAGCTCCGGCGATCACACCGAGTTCGGGGATCTCGCGGATGATGATCCCGTCGTAGATGATGTCGCCGCCGGTAAACAGCGGATTATCGGACCCGCGGTTCCAGGCGTATTGCAGCGAGTTGGTGATCGTCGTGTCGAGCAGCAGGTCGCGGAAAACCAGGCTCGGCATGAAGCAGACGAACCACTCCTCGTCGTCGTTGACGGTGATCGGGCGGATGCGGGGATTGGCGGCGCGCGCCATGCGCTTGGCCAGCGTGAGGATGGCGGCCGTCATGCGATCGCCCGGCGAGGCCAGGGTGAGCAGCGCGGTGGCCATGACGCCGGAAACCGCGTTTGCCTTCTGGTGGCCGAACAGCACGCGGTCGGCGTTGTTGACCATCCACGTGTTGCGCTGGCCCGCGGTGGCAGAAGCGTAGCTGACCTGCACGTTGCCGTCCGCGGTGATCGCGCCGAGCGAGGTGATGATGTCGGAGCGCATCTTCTCGAGTTCCCACGTCATCAGCGCTTCGCGCGCTGCCTCACGCAGGTCGACGACGGACTTCTGCTCGTCCCAGTCGGAGACCGCGACCGCGTGACGGAACGCGGCCACCGTCAGGTTCATCGAGCGGAGGTTGAGGATTTCCTCGTTGCCCTCGAGGATCGTGTTGCCGGTGACCCCGGCTCCCACCAGGCGCCGCATCGCGGGGAACACAACAGTGTCGCCGGCCTTGCGGGTCAAATCCTCGCGGACTTGAATCAGGGAGCCGGTGGAAGTCCCCATATATTTCGCGAACTGATTTCTTCTAACATACTCGCTGAAAAAATCTGAGTCCCAGATAAGCGGAGTTAAACCGGCTCTTGCCGGGGTTACGTTCATGTCCGCCATGGCGGATCACTCCTGTCGCTGAGGTTGTTGGGGTTGCGGATTTCGTTGTCGGCAACGCCCGTGACCTCGGCGGCAGGAGACGCCCGATACATCCGGCGGCGACGGCTGCTGATAACGCTCAGCGGCTAAGCGTGACGCCCGATTGACCCCGGCGGCGGGCAGGCACGGCTCGGCTAGGCTTAGTGGGTGTTGCGGCGCTCCGGCCGTCGCAGGATGTCGTCCATGCTGGGCGGCCCGGTGAACGCGGTGGTGCCCCTGCCTGCTACGCTGCGGGCATTGGCGAGCGACGGCGGCATGCCATTGGCCGGCGAGACGCGGGGAGCGGCCGGCGGTGCCTCCGCCTCCCACTTCGCGCGCTCCTCGGCCACGATCCTCGCACGGTAGGCCGCCGGGTCGTCGCCGATCTCGCGGTGCATGCGCACCGTCTCGAGGTGCTTCGCGGCCCAGCCGTACGGGTCGAGCTGTGAGTAGAGCTTCTGGAACAGCGACGGATCGCGCGCGGCTTCTTCCTTGAACTCGGCGACCAGGGCGTCGACCGCCTCGCCCCCGAGTTCCTTCCGCAGAATCAGTTCGCTGTGGTTCAGCCGCTCGTTGAGCATGCGGGCCTCCAGCCGCTGCTGGTAGCCCTGCGGGTCCTGCACCGGGTCGATCGGCTGGTAGAGCTGCGGTGCCTGCTGGACCTGCGGCGGTGGCGGGGGCGGCTTCTTCGCCTCCTCGAGCTGGCGCCGCAATTCGTCGGCCTGCGCCTGGGCGGCCGCCGCCTTGCTTTTCCAGTCGTTGCGCACCTTTTCGAGGGCGCTGAACGGCACGGTGCGGTTGTCGCCGCCCTGGACGTGCTGGGCCAGCGCCTCGTCCTCGTCCGGCTCGGGCTTGGGCTCCGCTTCCTTGGCCTTGGCGGCCGGCTGTGGCGGCGTTTCGGGCTTCGCTGCCGGTTCGGGTGCGGGCTGCGGCTCAGGGGCCTGTGCGGGCTCCTCCGCAGGCGCGCCAGCCGTCAGGAATCCGTCAAGCTGGTCATTGGTTGGCATGATGTCCTCGGATTGCGCCCGAACGTGCCCCGGGCGGGGTTACTGCTGCTGCGTGTTGCCGGTGACGAGGCCGTGGCCGGTGCCGGACAGCATCGCGGCGGGGATGGCGTATTTGCGGACAATCCGCATGATGGATGGGTCGAACACGACGGTGTTGCGCGAACCATCGCCTGCGCCACGGCTGCCCGCGTCGAGGTAGCGGATGCCGGGGATGCCGGCTTGTTGCAGGGCGGATGAAACGGCAGGAGTCCCAGCCGCGTCCGACGCCCAGAGAGTTTGATAATCAAGGCCGCTTAGGTTCCGCAGACCGCGGTAAACCTCTGCGCCTGTAGCTTCCGGCGGCGGTTGCCCATACATCTTGCCGGCCTTGGTTGCTGCGTCGTGGATATCCGCAACCGCCTGCTGCACCACCGGATGCTGCTCGCTGAGTGGCTTGTCCCAGTCGAGGAAGTGCGCCGGGTCGGCGTTGACGTGGACTTCATACATGGAACCACCACCCGTCATTTCCGGGATCGGCTTCCCACTCTCGATGAAAGCACGGTTCTCCTGTAGACGCTTAATCCCAGCTTGCACGTAGTCAGCGGCGGCATCGGGACGGTTAGCCATATCGGTGATCTCGCCATCAATCCTCTGCAGCGCAGCGTCTACGCTGCCACCCGACAGATTGTTGACATAGTAAGAAACACGATGGCTGACGTTCTCTGAATTGTAGTCCTTCCCGTCATACAACGGCGTTGCAAGACCTTCGCGATAGTTCCGCGCCACAGCCTCTGCATCCGCCAGATACAGCCCGTGCCCATACGCCTGTGCGCCCTCTCCGGTGCCGATCTTGCTCGCATCGAACGCATCGAAGTCGTGCGGGCTGCCGTGATAGGCCGTGAAGCCCGGCGCCGGCACGTCGGCACCCTTCGGCCCGGTGGTGCCCAGAACCGGCGCCATGGCCACCTGCGTCGCCGCAGCACGCGCACCGGCAGGCGTGATCCCGTCCGGTCCCCACACCCCTTGCTGCTGCGCCAGCGCCCGCTGCTGCGCGATGTAGTCGCCCACCGCGCCCGCGGTCTGCGTTGCGGCGTCCGCCCAAGTGGGAGGCGGCGCGAGCGGGTTGTCCCGCGTGCCCGGGATAGCGTCCGGCTGCCACAGCGCGTTGGTACCCGACATGCTACGGCGCGGCGGGCGGTGCCGGCTGCGGGATCGGAGTCTGCGCCAGGCGGCGCGTCGTCACCAGCTGGTTCATCGTCCCGGCCGCGGTCGAGGCGTTCTCGTGCGGCACCTGGCCGATCTTCGCGGCCGTCAGCGCGGCATCGGCGTGCGTCTTGGCGATCGTGGCGTGCTTCTGCGCCAGATCCGCCATCTGATGCGCCAATGCCATGTTGGGCGACATCTGCTCCTCCGTCGGCTCCTGCACCGCGGCCGCCGGCGCATCGGGCGCCGTATACGGCTGGCCATACGGCGGAGCCGAGAACTCGGCGTGCATGTCATGCAGGGTGCGCACGCTGTTGACCTGCCGCTCGCGGGCCAGCGCGGCGTTCGCCGCCGCGGAGCCCTGGTCCTTCGCAATCCCCGCCTGCGCCTTCTGTTGCGCGATCTGCCCCGCCTGCTGCGCCATCTGCTGCTGCTGCTGCTGGTGCGCGGCCATGCGTTTCAGCAGGTCGTCCTTGTCGCGCAGGCTCGAGGCCGCGATCAGCACATCGCCCGGGATCAACCCAGGCTGCATCCCAGCCAGCTGCACCAAGGTCTGGAAGTTCTCCGCCTGCATGGTCGGCACGTCCTGGCCCTCGGCGACGGTGATGTCGACGGCGAGGTCGGTGATGTCGTTCTCGACGCGGATCACCTGCTGCAGCCGCGGATCGCCGGGCTGGATCTGCATCTGCTGCATCGCCTGCGCGCGCTGCGGCGGCGGCATGGCGGCCAGATCGTCCTGCAGCGTGACCTGGCGGTTGATGCCGACCCAGCGCGTCTGGTTGAGGTCGTCGGTCACGCGCACCCACTTGCCGGCCGACCAGAACTCCCTCGCCGCCATCCAGCACATCTCGTAGACCGTGCGTGCCCACATGCGGAGGCTGTCGGCCAGCGGCTCGTTCTGCACCGCCCCGCCGGCCTGCTGCGCGAGGATCGCGCGGCCCGACAACTCGCGCGGATCGGTGCCGCTCATCGCCGCGTTGGGCCCGCTGAGCTGCATCTCCTGCGTCGCGTGCTGCAGCAACTGGAACTGCCCGGTGGCCAGCTCGGCGCTGCTTTCGATCTCGAACTTCATGCCGGGCGTGATCTCGACATAGCCGTCCGGCTTGGCCACCTCGCGCCGCGCCAGATCCACGTCGGCGACCGCGCCCTTCTCGGCGATCACCTGATGCACGGTCAGCAGATGCAGCGCCTTCGAGCGGCGCTTGTTGATCTCGTCCTGCACCGAGATCAGGTCGCGGATCATGCCGTAGCGGTTATTCTCCAGGTCGATATATGCGCTCTGCAGGATCAGCGGGCACGCGCTCCGGCCCTTGCGGTCCTTGAATTTCGACCGCACCGGCTCGCTCAAATACCCCGACCGGCTGTAGGTCGCGGTCCACCACGTGCCGGCTTCCGACCAGTGGCACTGCACCACGCGAACGCGCGTGCGCTGGCTGTCGGTCCAGGTCAGGTATTCCGGCCGGTCGCTGAATTGCGTCGCGTCATTCTGCGAGAACGAGGTGTCGATGACATCGCCCGCGTCCGGATACATCTCGTAGAGCTGGTCGCGATCCATCCAGATCACGATCCCCTTGTAGCGTGCATCGAGGAAATCGCCCTGGCGCGAATGCGGGTCAAACCAGATGCGGTCCCACGGCACCTGCGTCAGCGTGACGTTGGCACCGCCCTGGCCGTCGTCCTCGAGGCCGACCTCGACGCCGCCGAACCCCTCGACCAGCATGTCCTCGAACACGTGGCTGCGCAGGGTCTGAAAATCATTGTCGTCGGCGATGTAGCGCAGCGCCTGGGTGGCGGCGTCGGCGCGCTCGTCCTCGGCCGGCGTGCGCGGAAACGCCTTGGGGTCGGTGCGCGCCTTGCGCTCGAGGCCGCACAGCATGTCGAGTTTGCGCCGGCAGTAGTTGAACGTCAGCTCCGGCTGGCCGCGGGCGCGCAAGGCGGTGCGCTCCGGCGTGGTCCACTGATCGCCGTCGACGTAGGCGCGGTCGCGCTGTGCGAGGTCGCGGTTGTCCTGGCTGCCCTGCTCGGCCTCCTCGAACCAGCGGATGAGGCGCGCGTGCTGCTCGTCGAGATCGCGCGGGAACTCACCGCCGTCCCCGTTGTAAACGGCGACAGCCGCCGGCCAATCGTTGCGCCGGCCTGGGACCACGGTGAGCGACGTCGACATGGCTAGGCCGCGTTACCCGGGCCGCCGCGTGTCTTGAACGCCTGGCGCTCCTTGCCGACGGCTGTCTTGTTGGTCGAGGCGCCGGGGCTGGTGTTGAACGCCGGCTCGGCCCTCTGCCCGGCGCTGCGGATCGGGCGCGAGGGCGGCGCGCTGCCCGGGATCTTGCCGCTCGGGTGTGCCGGCTCGCGGGGTGTGTAGCCCATTCTCAGGTCTCCTCGGTGATCGGTGGCGGTTTGGCCTTGCGCGCGGCGTCCATCGCGTCGGTGAGCCACGCGAGCAGCCAGTCGCGGGAGACCGCGTGGCCCTCGCGCGCGGCGCTCTGCTCCATGGCATCAGCCCACTTGTCGACATCGTCGCCGGCCTCGCGTTGGAACTCGGCACCGGACATGGCGTTGTAGTCGGTCACGGGCTCAGTCATTCCACGTTACCTCGATCGACACGCTCTGATCGCCGCTGATCGAGATAACCCGCACCGCGGCATAGGCTGAAGCGAGCGACGTGCCGAGCATTCCCGCCGGGATCGGCAGCGGATGCACCGACAACGTCGCGGTGACCGGGATTTCCCGGTTGAGGCACTGCAGTGCGGCGGCGATGGCGTCGGCATCTCTCGTGCATTCCATCTGCACCAGCGTGGCGCCGATCTCGGACGTTCCTGCGCGCCGGTATTGCCGTCTGATCGCGTCCAGGTAGTTGAGCGCATAGAGCGCGATCTGCCTCACGCCCTGGATCGTCAGCACCAGCGACAGGTCGAACCACGGCTCGACGGCTGGCGCATTGTGAAGCGCTGCCGCCTTTCGGAGCATTGCCGCAGCCGTCATCTGCGGCTGCGGTATGGGCGGCGGAAACTCTCGCGCCAACAGTCGATCCAGCTCGGCGCGCTCTCTTGCGATCTCCTCGCGGTGCGCTAAGCGGCGGCGCTCAATTACCCCCTGCATGTGGGCCAGGAACGCCGCCCTGTCGAAGTTCAGCGGCGCAAGCGGCGCAGCGACACGGCCGCGCGCGATGACCGGCGCCCCCTCGTTATCCAGCCTGCGGTATGCGCGTCTCGCGATCTGGCCGACACGGGCGCTGGTGAG